TTTTCTTTTCGATTCTGTGTAATCCATTACCTGAATGTAAGCAGCGGTATTAGAGGTTGTGCTTATCGCCTGAGCCATAACTACGAAACCAGTTCTCAAGCTTTCGCTGCCAGTTGAAGTAGTGCCATTAGCAGAAGCAAAGCCGTCAAAATAGGTTGAGGCTGTGTCTGCATTTGCTATGAGATAGAGAGACCTGCCCGAACCTGATGCTGAATTTATGTTGGAGCAAACGACAATCAAATCTTCATAGGTTGCTGGAATTGAAGAAAATGTCACGCTTGCAGCAGCAGCCCCAAGAGTAGTTGACTGAATCAAAGTCCAAGTGCTGCTTGGCATTACGCTTTCACCCCATAAAGTCCAAACCTCGATGAGGCTACAAATTCATTAGTGGGAGTGCTGAGTTCAATTGTGCTAATTGCTGTAGTAGCACTCCAAAGACCCGAACCGATAGCCATTCTACCATCGGGCAAAGTCGAATCATAACCAGCAGTCGCAATAGCTTTCCAAGATTTTCTTTTCGCTGTTGAGCTGAAATCGAGAATGTCAATCACGAAAGTTCCCCAAAGGTTGCTCGTAGAAGTAGCAGCAGGCAGCCCATTAGGTATCAGCATAATGTTCTGTGCGGTGTTGGCTGTAGTTTGTGAAGTCGCTGCTCCGAGGTTGAAGAAATTGCCATCGTTTGAAGTAGCGGTGATATCGTAATTGAATCTCATTCTTAGGTTGGCAGCCAAAGCAGCTGGGGTTGTTGCTCTTGCACTAATTCTCAATTGCAAGTGCTTGTATCCAGTCAAAGATTCAATGCCTGTAAAAAAATCATAAGCGCTGCCAAGCCCAGACCCCGATGAGGCTAGAATTCCCCAATGCCAAGCCATTTACGCTAGGTCTCCAATTAGCGCATAAACACCAGAAGCCATGCATTGAACAGTTGCTCCAGTGTATTGAGCGTTGGTCTTAACCTTTGAATCCTTAGATTGTAGCGTGACTCCAGCACCAGCTGCAAAAGTAATTTGACCAGAGCCAGCCTGATAGAAGTCTATCTTTTGACCAGGGGTCATGACATTATCCAGAGTAATGGTTATTGCTGACCCAGTTGACCGAATCATAGACCCAACATCTCCAGCAACAATTGCATAATTGGCAGACTTGTCGCTAATTGTTTGAACTGCTCCTGGTATTAGGTCAGCCCATGCAGAGCCTGTATAGTATTGAAATTTATTGACATCCTGTAGCCAAGAAATCATTCCTTCTACTGGGTCGGTAAGTTGAGAGCTTCTGTCTCCAGACGAGGCAAAGACTAAAACAGTTTGCCTCATGAAAAAGTTATTCAAATCGCTTGCTGGGAGTGGAAACCCATTAGCAAAAACCTTGTAAGCCATTTACGCCTCTTTCCAGACCTCTAGTGTAGTGAGCCAGTTGTCTGGGTCAATGTAGTGACTCACCTTTGTAGTAGTGAAGTAGTCATCTATGTCGATGATTCCCTCGCTGTATTTGACTCCAACCAGTTGACCTGGAGTGAAGAAAGCTGCCTCAGTCAAATTGCCTAGTCGGTCTAGGGTCAATGTTTCAACCTCTTGAACTAGCGCTGTCGCCGATTGCTGAAAGACTGCATCTGCCCAGCGGTTTAGTTCATCGAGGTCTGTAGTGTTTAGGGTAACATCCTGAGCATACTTACCATAAAGCTGGATGCTGTCGGTGTTCTCCCTAAGTGTGTCAATTGTATCATCCGACTGCAGTATCACCTTGAGCGAGTTATAGACAGTATTCTCAGAAGCGTTGGCTCGAATGTCTGTCATGCAAAGATGATTAGCCTCACCATGATTGTTACCAATGACTGGGGTGCTGCCAGTTGCTGTCACTGTCGTTGGTCTTGGGATAATCACAAATTCACCAGTTGCTGGGTCTAACCAAAACAAACCCAGTCCAACCTGGATTGCATCATAAACCAATCGACTCGGGATGACATCGGTTAGGATTGTGCTTGGGATTTCTCCACCTGGGTCAAGCGATGCTGCATTCATTTGAGTTCCAAAAGCTGTTGCCACTAGCTCGAGCTGCTCATATGGGGTCACATAACCAGGGAAGCCAGTGGTGCTGTCGAAACTTTCAATTCTGGTGTTCATAAGGCGCTTGAAGCTGTCGAAAGCTGTCAGCCTCATTATGTTGTTGCCATCTTGGTCAAAGGTAGTGTCTATGCTGTCAATCACGCCTGACCAAATAATCTCATCGACAGTTGACTTATTTAGTCTGACCCTAACTGGAACACCTGGTCTGAAACTGCTGTTGTAAGTAGGGTCGTATTCGAGTGATTGCAAAATCAACTGAGCGGATGCTGGCTCTGGTTGAAAATACAGCTGGTCTTGAACTGAGCCTCCAATTGAAAGCTGTGCCTGTGAAGTGATGCAACCGAGGTCTTGCCAGGTGAATGCAACAAATTCATTGTCTCCCAGCAGGTCATCTCCACCAATCAGCGATGCTCCAATTGTGAACAACCCAGCACCAGCCAAAACATCATCTCCACCAATTTTGCTGATACCGATGATAAATAGATTGCTGGCTTCATCGGGCAAATAAAATTCAACCTTGAGGTCATTGGCTATATCAAAGTTGGAAATCGTTGTCACTTAAGTGCCTTTGCAGTCAACCCTCTATCTTTGAGAGCCTTGTTTATTTCATCAACTATTTGACCTCCGTTGACTTGTGCTCTGTTTATGTTTATGTTGATAGTTCCTGGCTTGGCTGGAACTGGGGCTGGAATTATTTGCTGGGGGGTTGGAGCTTGAACTTTGCCAATAATTCCAACCTTGCCACCTGCAGCACTAATTGGCGAGCCAGCACCAAGAGAAACAGTTCCACCAGTTGCACCTGGAGCGCCTCGCTTGAACTCATTTTGCTTGTCAATGACTTCCTGAATGTCGCTGCCCAGTAGTGAGTAAGCACCCGCAACTAATGCAATACCAGCGACAACTGCAGCAATAAAAGGGTTGCCAAGTGTCATGAATGTCATGGCAATCTTTAGCAGACCCAGACCAATAACTAGGTTAGTGACTGCAGTTATTAGAGCCCCAATACCCTTTTCTCCAGTTATTGCCTCAAGCCCTGGCATCACTTTGGTGTCAACATATTCCACAAACTTTGTGAACTCTCCAACCATGTCAACAATGCCGTCAACAATTTCTTGCAGCTTTTCCTGACCCTCAGGGGTGCTCAACCATTCAGAGAATTCCTCCAAGACTGGCAGTAGTGCAGTGCCAATTTGTTCCTGCATTTCGCCAAAGATAATTTGCATCCTGGCATAAGGGTCAGTATCGGCAGCAGCCTCGGCAGCACCCCTGAAAAGCCTCTCCAGTTCTGCAATTGGGTCGGCTGCACCTTTTACGCTTGGCACAAGTCTATTCAAGGCAGTGTCGCTGCCAGCAAGCGAGCGAGCCATTGCCTGGACTACAACATCAAGATTCTTGCCAGTTCCTGCAGCAACATCCGTGGCAATTGACATCAAACGCATTGCCCTGTCGGTATCTTTAGTTGCAATTGCTAACTTAGCAAAGGCTGGTCTTAGCTGGTCATCTGTGATTGAGGTTGCGATTTGTGTCTTGCCAATATATTGCTCAATTGAGTCCACCTGGGCATCGCTGACAGCCAGGTTGTCTTTGAGCGCTTTGGTGAGAAGCACTTTTGACTTCTCATCCTCGATGGCAGCTTTGGTTGAATCCTTGAACTCGTTGACAAGGAAGTTGAGTGAGAAGCCAACTCCGATTGCACCTAGTGCAGTGTTGATTCCTCTTGAAATCTTGGCAGCATTCTTCTCAAGACCAGTTAGGGATTTCTGTGAGCCAAGTGTTGCATCAGCAAGTTTCTTGAACTCACCAATAATTTCAACACCGAGAACCAGGCTACCTGCCATTGTTCCGCTCCTCTACTAGCTTTGCAAAAGCTTTATATTCTGCAGCAGTCAGAGCCCTTGCCTCGCTGGGTTGGACTCCAGTTGCTAAACAAAAAGCTGCTAGCCTCTCGGCGCTCAGCTCAATTATTCTTTTTTTGAATCATCCCCAGTCAGGAACTTTAGAGCTTCTGCCTGAGTTAGTTTCTCTGTTTCTTCAAATTTGAATCCTGGCACTTCACGCTTTTTGGCAACAAAATAAAGCACTCTAAGCGCTCTACCTTTTGGCTTGCCATCTGCAAAAGCCTGGTCAATTGAGGTGTTGAGCATAAGCTCGACCTCTTCAATTTCTCCAAGTGTTAGCTCTTCAAACTTAATCATTATCACTCCTGAATCTTGTCCATTGCGTTATGAGCTTGTCCATGTTCCTGAAATAGGTGTCGAGGACTTGCTGTCTTGTATAGCCTAACGCTTTATTGAAGAATGGATTAGGTTTGATATTCTTTTTTATGAAGTTGTTGCGGTCATAGAACCAACCCCAGTGAATTGGGTTAGCGTATGGAATTCCGCTTTTGCCAGTTCTGTTGTTACCAGCTTCAACCCGAACAGACCCATTGGGGTTTGGTTTGACTCGGATTGAGTCTCTTAGTTTTCCAGACCTAACAGGGGCAAGACCTTTAGCGGTGTTAGCGACAATGTCTCCAGCCTCTTTTCCAGCTTGCTTGACTTCCTCTTTTGGAGCGCCAATTGCTTTCAAGGCTCTTGAAACTTGCTTTAGACCAACTACCTTGACCCCGTTAGGTTGGACAGCCATGCTAGGCGGTTACAATCTCCACTCCATACCAAACATCATTGGCAGGGTCGTGAGGAGTGTTGACAACTGTTAGAGCAACCGAGAATGTTGAGGTCTCATTGCTGGTCAGTGATAATGGAGGCAGTGCATCAAACTTCACTGTTCCAGTGTAGTGAGGCTCATCGGCAGTTGCAGTTGCGTTGCCGTTTGGAGCAATTGTGAACACTGCAGTTGAGCCGAAGTTAGCCCACAGCACTCGGTAAAGAGAAGTGTCATCGCCAGAGGTAATTCCCTCTAGGGTTAGAGTCCACTCCTGACCGACTGTCATTTCACAAAAAGTCTGCACATCGCCAGGGGCATCCTGGGAAGCGAGCTCAATGTTTGTTGCATCACAAGCATATTCAGTTGCTCCAATTAGGAACTTGATATCTTGTGCCTTGATTCTAGTTGAGGTTGCCATTTGTATTCTTTCTAAATAGTGATTTCTAGTTCCACGCTGATTGAGGCGGTGAGATAGCTTGCATTGTTTGTCTGCATCTCATATGGCTCATTTACCTGCAAGACTCTTGCATATCTTGGCATTGCCTTGAGAGCATTCTCAATTGCTTGGTCAAGATTCTCAGAGGCTTGCTTATTTGTTGCAGTCGAAGCAACCAGAACCAATTCGAGATTTAGGAGGTATTCAGTTCCTAGCCTGCTCGGAGTGAGATAGGGAGTCCGATTGTTGATTATCACAATAGGCGGAACAATGCGCTCTGGAATGTAGTCCAGAACAGTTAGTCCAGCCTCTTCAAGGTCGAGTTTGAACTCAGCCTTAGAAAGTGTGATTTCGTTTGTCATACACCATACCCACAGAATGGGAGCAGCAATGGGTAGACAGCAGCCAGAGGGTCTCTACCAACTCTGACTGGCTGTCCATCCATGCTTGCAAATTGAGCAATGCCATTAGGAGCACTACGGCGGTGAAACAACTCGCTTGCAGCAATCAGTTCAGCCTGGAAGTGAATGTGACTAGGAACTTCTGCATCACCAACATAGTTGTTGACCAGAGCTTTCCCAGCATCCAAACACTCCTCAATGAATGTGCCTGTCTCATCAGTGCCAATATAAGCCTGTAAGTCAGCGAGCGTAACATGTGCCATTTATTCTCCTAATTAGGCAGCAACATCCAGCTTGACAATTGCAGCAACTCTTGGAGTAGCAATTGCCATATATCCGTAAACAGAAACGCTGTCTTCTAGGGTAGTAATGTCACCCGAGGTCAAGCGAACTGGAGCGCCTGCAGACTCCCAGCTGATAACAGCAGCGGAGTTAGCTAGGAATACATTGTCACCAGCGATTGCTGGGTCAACGATGATTGGTAGACCGAACACTGAGCCAGAAAGACCTGGAATGTTAGCAGAGCCAACAGTGTTCATGCCATCGCCGTTAGCCGATAGAGCAAGTCTGCCATCGGTAGCTGCAACCTTTACCATCTTCACATAACCAGAAGTTCCAGTCAGAATGAATTCTGGACGGAGACCAGTGTTGGTGAAAATGTAAGCAGAAGCGTTAGCAATACCCTCAGCAAGTGAGCTTGGGGTCTGTCCGTCTGCATCG